GGAATACAAATTGTGGAGCGTCATGCTTCTGATGATTTTTGTTTGACTCAAAGTTTCTAAAGGATACATGCATCGACAATGTTTCATGAATGTCGCCATTGGAAAATATCTTTATGCTCACTATGCAGTATGTGATGGATTTGCCACGGCGCTACGAGCCAATGTCGATTATGTTTTCATCGTCAGAGAGAACATCATTCAGAACAGAGAAAAGTTATACAAATCATTCTTTGGGATCTTTCCATCTTTCGACATGTTTTGCAAGGTAATGGACGCCTGTACGGAAAACTACGAGTGTCTCGTCTTAGACAATACGGTAAAGTCTAACAGGATTCAGGATTGTGTTTTCTGGTACAAGGCGACCGTCAGGAAAAACTTCAGGGTTGGTGGTCCAGATCTATGGCGTCTCCATAAGAAAATGTATAACCCCAAACATCTACAACAGAAGGAGGAGGATGCTAAGAAGGCGACAAAAAAGACGAATCTCAAGATTACTAAAACTAGATAATTGCGTCGGTCGGCGCCGAAGAAAAAGTACGGGACTATTAAATGGCTTCCCCCCAAGTGAATACCATGAATTTGTCGGATGATGGTGAGGGAATGGTCCCCCTCAACGATAATCCATCTGTGGCTTTTACACCTGAAAAAAATATGAACCAAAGTAAAGAGACAACGATGGATTCTACCCCCATTAATGATATTATGATGGAACCCCCAATGATGACCGACGAGCCCAGGATGCAGGGTATGATGCCCCAAATGACTGCCCCACAACCCCAGGGTGCCTATGTCGCCCCCACCCCCGCGCAACCCGAGAAGAAAAACCCCTTCAACCTCACCGATGAGCAGCTCACTGCCCTCGTCGTCGCGGCATGCACCGCCATTGCCGTGAGCAAGCCCGTCCAGGACCGTCTGGCGACCTCTATCCCCAAGTTCCTTAACGAACAAGGGGGTAGAAGTATGGTTGGTCTTGCTACTACTGGTATCGTATCGGCAATTGCCTTCTACATGACCAAGGATTACATCGTTAAACCCTAATTAACTGTTTCCCAGCCCATATTACTGTAGATTGATTTATCTATACCAGCAAAGTAAGTAATTATAGCTCCCATAGCAAAAGTCGCTGAGAGTAACATCGTGAGGTCAAACGCCTTTCTCTTGTCACCCTCATAGGTCTTTATAGAATCCGCTGTTTGTGTCCATATCTTGTTTGCCAGATAGGTGAGAATCAAAGAAACGACCGTGGCTGAAAAGAAAAAACCGCGATCGACGGCGAGGCGGGGAATGTTACCGACAATCACACGCAACACATTTGGTATAACCATAGTGAGCCAAATGAGATTAAACGTGTAGTTGTCGATAAATTTGGGAACGGTCATGACCGAGAATATAGCTATCCAATATGCTACCACCATAAACAATACGTTAAGTGGTGTCTTCATTTACTGTACGCACAGAATATTATTTATCCTGGATGTGTTCCCCACAAAATTCTGTTCTGACGGGAATCTTCTCGTAGATGCCAAGATCCACAGACATGTCACGAAGTTCTATGTAATTTTCCCAAAATTGAGGGGAGTGTTCATACTCCTTGACCGTGCAGTGTGCCAACTCGTGTATGAGAACGTGAAAAATCTCATTGGACTCACCATCAAGACATATAGCAATTTCACCACCCTTATTTGTATTGTATCCAACAGCACCATTCATACGTAGAATACCCGTGATTGGGATAGCTCGTACGATCATAGAATACTTTTCATTGTTCGTCTCGTCTAGGTGTTCCCTGAGGATACGGTATTTCTCTTTGACTTCCTTGAGTCTTTGGGGCTCGCGGGTTTCACGGAGTATAAAGAGGTTTATGAGTATCAATAGAAATAATGCTATCATCTGTTATAGACAAAGATAAATTTACTATACAATTCTGAGATTGGGTTCCCACCTATACCCTCCCACAATTGTAACCTAAACCCCATGTCTTCTAGACTAGTCACAAGATAATCCTTATAGGCTACAGGCTCTGACTTTGGTCCGTCTGCGTAGTATGGTGTGTCCGTCAAATGTACAAACAATTTTTCACCAAAATCCCCATTCCCATGCTTTTCCAGTTTAAAAAAGTTCCCCATCTCATCAACTAACGGTGTTCTAAATATGATCTTTTCCGAATCTGGGATGATGCCGATTAGGTGACCACCGGGCTTCATGCGCTTTTTGATTTCCCTTAGGGAACTCATGAAAAGCGCCTTCGAAGCAAATATATAGTGAAGCGAAAAGTTAAAACACACCACCTCAAATTTCCTATTTGGACAATTGTGTATGTCACCATCATAAAAATTCACCCTCATGTGCATATTCTTCGCACGAGACTTGGCCTCCACCAAGGCTGAAGGCTCCGGATCACACATATTTATATTCACCCCACATTTGTGCCATTTTTGAAGATCCCCACCAAAACCACAACCCACATCCAAGATATGCTGTCCCTTCTGTGCAACAGACTGGATCAACAACCTCTTAGCCTCGTTGTGATTTTTTCGGATCACTTCCATAGTCCATACTTTTATCACCCTTTTAAATCACTTAGGAGTGCATTTGCCAACTGTCGTTGCCCAATCTTGAATCGACCAGCGTACATGTAATTTTTCCTAAACTCCTGACTATTGAAAAGCCGAACAATTTCATTCAAATCTACTTCCACGTGTGGCACAAGACACAAAAGCTTACCACCGAAGTACCTAACCGTACCCTCAAATGCAACCCTTTCATCCCTCGTGAGATTTTTCACATATATACATGGGTTATCTCCCTTTTCTTCAATCATCCTAATGTTCCTCGGCGCACCCCACTCGAACCAGTTCGTCTCGTTAAACTTTTTGATTTTTCGATTCATCAGGTGTGTTTTATTTTTCAAGAGGTGTTCATCAATCTGTGTCTGACCTGTCGGAAAAGTATCTGCAAAAATGAATTTTTCCACTTTTTCTTCATCTACGAGGATATCTATATTACCAAAGGGGACTTTATACACATCATCCTTCCCAGAAACGAGACCAACATACACATTGAATACGTTGGAGACGACATTCCCACAAAGTGGTTCATCACTGAATGTCACGATACCATCGATTGTATTACAAGATTTCAAAGTGTCATTTACATCTACTTTCTGTGTGAATACCCCCTTTCTGTACCTAAAAACTACCACATCCACACTCGCCGAATCGAACAGTTTCTCATCGTGTGGAAACAAAAAATGTGTAAATGACCCATGTTCAACCATTTCAGATATGATCGTCGAAGCACTCGTCAATTTAATGAAGTCCGATGGAACGATAAATATTAATTCTCCATCGTCATCCAAAAGTTCGTAACACTTTTTAATGAAATGAAGATACAGATTTCCATTTGACTTCTTAACATATGGTGGATTCCCAATAATAGTCTTAAACTTTTCATCGTGGAAGGGGTACTTCATAAAATCACCGTATAGGATTTGTTGGTTTTCATTTAAATCCAGACATGGTTTAATTGTTGAATCAATTTCAAAACATTTCATGGGGTATTTGTCGTCATGTTCTTTGAATTTTTTAAGAAGATGCCCAGCCCCAAAGGACGGCTCGAGAAGGGGAGCACCCAGGTGCTCCACATTGTCAAACACATACTGTTGAAGTCCTTCATTAATTGTAAAGAATTGTCCCAGTTCCTTGCTCATTAGCTTTTAAAGTTTCATAAACTTTAAGCGGCTCCGCCCACTTTTTCATGAGCTCGACCATCTTGCATTCCATGAGATCTCGATACTCCTGATTTGTTCTTTCGACGTGTCCGTTTGGCCATGTAATCTGAAGTCCATTGGATGGATTAATCCTGATGTGCTGCTCGGGTATTTGATCGAAATCCCCAACCCATACACGTTGTGTATTTTTCGCAACAATGATCAGTCCATATTTTTTCAATACACGGTCTGATGGTGTATTTATTAAAGTTTTACCAATCTCTATATGGTTGGTACATCCCGGATCGTTAAATACATACTTGACAAAGTGAGTCGAACCAACTAGATTGTTCGCTTGAGTGGGTCGGTCTTCCACGACCTTGATGTTAATTGGTAAATTACCCATCCAGATATCACCAAGATCGCGTGCTCTTCCTCTTCTAAACACCATTGGGTGTCTCTCAATTATATAATCAGAGACCGTTTTTTCATCCATCGTACTGTTCCGCCGACCATCAACATCATCCAAGTTGAAAGTAAATTCGTGAGAAGACAGAGCCCTCTGTAAGAGTGAATATATAGTCTTACTGTCACGTATCGACCACAACAATTCCAGATAGGTGTATTTCGTCATGGTTTTAGATTGTTTCATATTTTTAAGTAATATACTTAGGTTTATTCCAGGCTTAAAGTTTTGACACATACTATTTGTATAATGTCTCTTGAAACAGATTACACCACAGTTCCCGGTCAGATTTTCGCGTGCCTCTCGATCATTGGCCCTGAGGCCCCCCAGAAGAATGATAAATTTGGTATCAAGATTCGTGGTGCGTTTTCTACTCGCGACGAAGCTGCTAACCACGCAAAGCGCCTCCAGAGGGAGGATCCCACTTTTGATATTTACGTAGTTGATATGTACAAGTGGCTCCTAATTCCACCAGATCCAACCAAGATTGAGGATGTCCATTACACAAATGAGAAGCTTGAGGAGATCATGTCCGGTTATAAGGATAATCAGGCTCAGGCTGCTCGCATGTTCCAGGAGCGTAAGGCGGGTATGATTGCTGATGCTAATCAGTACGTACCTGGTGATGAGAACTCAAAGTTTTACACCAAACCAGATGAAGCCCCTATCTCCCACCCAGCAGAGGTTTTGGAGCGTCTCAAGAAGGAAAAGCCGGATGCCCAGATGGAGGATCTCGTCAAGGAGGCTGACACCATCGTCGCCAACGAGATTGAGGAACGACGCAAGCAGCGAGAGGCGGAGGCTGAAGCTTCCACAGACGGAAAGCTCGAGGAAGTTAAGGAGGAGGGTGAGCCCGAGGTTTCATCCGCGTAAATAATATCATCATACAATAAACAAATGATCAAGATTATTGTTACGATAATTTTGGTAAGTGCTTTTTTTATTTTGTTTTATAATCCGACTATTGAATTACAAAACAAAACAGAAACTGTTAGTACGAGTGCTGGATTTGTAGAGGATACTGACGATGCGTTCATAAATCCCAGATATCCATTTCAACTTATAAAGTTAGATGCCACCGGGAAAATCAAACCCATCTATGGGGATATTGGTACATTTGTACCATACTCAAGTGTACCTGAGGATCACTGGCTGCATGGTTTTCCCCATGAAAAAGCCTAAAAGGAAGACCGCAAAAGCTATGATCCATGTAGATTTCTCTACATTTTCAAATAAATCAAACTTTTTTTCGGGTGGCGGGGACATCATTGGTGGCTGCATAGGATACTCCATAAAATATGGTTGCTCATCCTGTACAGGCTCTTCATTTTTTTCGTTATTTAAAGGATCTATAGTTGGATTGTACTCGATGGGATTGCCTATATCAGTTTCCATTTTCTAATATAGCCCCTGTTTTTTTTAAGCATCTTCTGACTCACTCTCGTCATCCACGATGAAACCTTTTAAATTTCCATCTTCATCCGCGTCACTGTCATCATCCGAATCACTTTCATCAGAATAACACTCCTCCTCTGTGTCGATG